GATGATATAAAAATCTCTACGTTCCAAGTATGGTTAAATGAGCTTGAGAAACTTTGCGTTATCATACCATTTAAGGATAATTTAGAATTGTTTTATTATATCAAGCATTTCTGCAAACATCAAACAATTAACAGACCGAGTAAAGCAAAAAATCCGAGTCCTCCTGAATCAATCATTGAACACTCACTGAATAATCATGGAGTACTCATAGACGAAACAGAAACAGAAACAGAAACAGAAACAGAAACAGAAACAGAAACAGAAACAGAAACTACTCTTTGTCAGAATGCTTCTGACGGCGTGGTGTCACAAAATGGCATTCCATACAAAGACATCCAAACCGCATTCAATGAAATTCTATCCGACCTGCCAGAGTTCAGAGACATCACCGAAAAAAGGCGCAAGGCAATAAAAGCCCGCTGGAATACCGACAAAAAAACATCAACGATTGATTGGTGGCGTAACGAATTTTTCCCATTCATCGCAGAATCAGACTTCCTAACCGGACGAAACGGAAAATGGACAAGTTGCAACATCGACTGGATTCTTAAAGCAGAGAATTTCCAGAAAATTCGGGAAGGTACATACAACCGATAATTTTTTTTTAGGAACTCACGCGAAAAGAGGCCGAAATGCTTGATAAAATTAGACACTGCCCGACAGAGTTTGAAGAGCAAGCCACAACGATAAAATGGGCGCGAGAAATGGCTGTATTTTTTAGCGATTATCGCCTCGAACTGCTACACGGTGATAGCTCAGGGGTCCGTGTTCCTATCGGTTGCGCGTTGAAAATGAAACGCGCCGGATCTATCAAGGGCTGGCCTGATTTGTTTTTGGCCGTGCCGTGCGAGTCTCGGCCTGGGCAGTATTATTGCTGTGGGCTTTTTATCGAATTAAAACGTCGGCATGGCGGAGTGGTTAGCGCGGATCAACGGGCCGTGCATGATTTATTGCGTAAACAGGGCTACCGAGTCGAGGTTTGCCGTGGGTCAGATGAGGCTATTCAGACAATAATTGATTATTTGGCGTTGTAGGAGGATATATGCAGCACGTCATAAAATGCTGGATACCAAACGACACGAATGAAAAAGAGGTAATAAAACAGTATTTTACAGACAATTTTAATGATGAAGTTGAATATAGCTTTGATTGTATCGCGTTAAAGAGGCGTCCTAAACGTGGTGTTTTCTACGATGACATAACGTTTCCGTGGAAACGCTGCACGATTATGGTTGAAGTTGCAGATTAAAACGAGTCTGCAACGCCATTAGAGGGCCAAGGTTGCACGATCTAACCGAAAGACATGGGAAGGTATGATCAGGGGTGACGTTCTATATGCCGATTATGGTGATGACTCCCATATCTGGCACTATTCAGGTTTGAGAAAGATTTGGGGTGACTATGGAGCTATTAGAATCGAAACGTAGCGGCCTGAGAGCGTCGTGGTTGCACGATCTAACCGAAAGACATGGGAAGGTATGAGTTGAAGCCAGGCGATAAAATAGCGGTCCTGAGAGGCCCCTACCGAGGCGAGACGGTCCAGCTCCGGTCACGGACCACGGAATACGACATCCACTCCGGCGAGCGCCGGGCGGCTTGGTTCGTCTGGCACGGTAAAGACATAACTTTGGTTTTTGAGGATGAGCTAAATTCCGAGCACGAAAGGGGGTGATCCAATGGCTCGTCGATTGTTATTCCTCCCGCTTTCCCTGGCGGCGCTGGTTTCATTTTCGACAATAATTCAGGCACACGGTAGGGGGTAGCGCATCCTACTCAAAAACACGCTGAAAAAATCAAACAAAAACGAAGGAGAACAAAATGCATGGATCAACGAGTAACCCTGGCAGTTGTGCTGGCATTCAGACTGTTGGAAGCCGCCAAAACCGTTACAGCGCATTAGCCGAAGGAATTGGCAACATTACCGCAGCTGTTTCAAGCCTCGAATCAATGGCTGATGAGCTATCTGGCGCGGTGCCTGTCCCGGCTGCTGGCAATCTAAAACCAGCTCCGGATCCACAAAACATAGCGTTTATGATCGAATCGTTGCCGACGATCATGAAGCATTGCTCTGCGCGTATTGAGGAAGTTGAAAAACGGTTGAGGAACGCTTTTATCTGAGCCTGTTTTGTCGGGGGCAGCGCATCCGGCGAAAAACACGCTGAAAAGGAGGGCTAATGCCAAAAGCATCATTTGAAGCCATAGAGCGTTACAGAGAGGAAATCCAGTCTGTATGCCAGAGCACGGTGGCCCGTTGTCCTAAATGCGATCGGTATCACAAGACTTGGATCAACTGGACCGGGCACGGTATTCCAAGAATCTATTGCCACGATTGCAAGCACACCGGCAGAATAGACCAGTATGAGTATTACGAGTGCCACGGCGGAGCGCACCTGTCGCGCCGGCTGCGGGCTACGGTTTCGGTGGGAGGGTGAAAAATGGACTGCCCCAGTTGTGGTATAAATGCGTTCCAGATCGAAGATAGCCGACAGCATAAAAACCTGGACGGCTGCTTTTGTGTGGTGATTCGGCGTAGGCGTTGCGCTAATTGCGGGCATGAGCAGCACACAACCGAGTCAATCGAGAAAACAACATGTAGCACAACCGCATTGAAAACTACCCATATGTCGTAGGATAATAACACCGGATCGGACGCTCAGGCGTCAGCTTCTCTCCTTCCTGGTTGCCTCGCCGGCTCCCTCCACCGGCGGGGCAATTCTTTTTTGGAGCGGTTGCTGATGGAAGACGAAAAGAAAGAACAGAAGAAGCGCGGACGCCGTACCGACTGCTTTTCTAAATACGTTCAGGCCAAAATCCAGCGCCTTGCCCCTCTCGGACTAACCAACCGTCAGATTGCGATAGCTGTCGATGTAACCGAGCAAACTTTTTACAACTGGCAGCGCAAATACCCTGATTTTTTCGCAGAGCTGAAAAAGTGCAAGAAGTCGGCTAACCGGGTAGTCGAGGCGTCTTGCTACCTGCTGGCTACCGGGTATTCAGTGCCGGAGGACAAAGTGTTCATCCACGAGGGCCAGCCGGTTATCGTGCCGACGATTAAGCACTATCCGCCGGATGCCAAGGCAATCGCGCTTTGGCTCAAGAACCGTGAGCCGGAAAAGTGGCGAGAGAAAGTTGATATTGAGCACAGCGGCGGTCTGAAAATCGAGGTTGTGAGATATGGCGAAGGCGACTGAATCAGTCATACGCATACCGCACAACTTCAAGCCAAGGCAGTATCAGTTGGCCTTGCTGAAAGCGATGGATAGCGGGGTGACCCGCGCCGCCGCCGTTTGGCACCGGAGAGCCGGAAAAGATAAAACCCTCGTAAATCTAACAGCAAAAAAAGCTTTTGAGCGCGTAGGCTGCTATTATTACTACTTTCCAACGATGAGCCAGGGCCGTAAAATCCTATGGGACGGAATGGACAAAGACGGATTCCGGTTCCTCGACCATTTCCCGGCTGAGGTGGTCGAGAAGAAGAACGACCAAGAAATGAAGCTCCAGCTTAAGAACGGGAGCTTGTTTCAGGTGGTAGGGACCGATCGGGCTGAGGTTGTCGGTCCTAATCCGGTAGGTTGCGTGTTCTCGGAGTACAGCCTTCAAAACCCCCGCGCATGGGATTTCGTGCGGCCAATCCTGGCTGAGAACGGTGGGTGGGCGGTATTCAACTTCACGCCGAGGGGGATGAACCACGGCTTTCAGCTTTTCCAGATGGCGCAGGGAAACCCGGAATGGTTTGCCCAATGCTTGACCGTTGATGACACCGGGGCGGTACCGCCGGAAGCGATTGCCGCCGAGCGCAAAGCAGGCATGAGCGAGGAACTAATCCGGCAGGAGTTCTACTGCTCATGGGAATACGGCCTTGAAGGCGCGTACTATCTAAAGCAAATATCCAAGGCGCGAGAGGAAGGGCGCATAAGTTCACTGCCAGTATTGCCGCGTGAGGTGTTCACGGCATGGGACTTGGGCATTTCAGACGCAACCGCAATCTGGTTTTGGCAGGAGGATGGACCGTGGTTCAACCTGATCGACTATTACGAGAACCAGGGAGAGTCGCTTGAGCACTATGCGCGGGTGCTGGCAGAAAAGGGCTACCTGTACGGCAGGCACTTCGCACCGCATGACGCCGGCAATCGGACGTTGATGCAAGCCAAGACACTGGCAGAGCAGGCGCGTGAGGAGCTTGGGCTTGATCTTAAAATCCTTCCGAGGGACCCGACCATTATCGGCGGGATTGAGGTTGTGCGGTCAGTGTTCAGCCGTTGCCGTTTCGACGCCGAGAAAACGCAGGCCGGTATTCATGCGCTAATGAACTACCAGAAAGAGTACAACGACGAGCGCCGGGTGTTTTCCGA